CTATACTTGACCAAACTATTGATCCTGCAGTATCTGTTGAAGACACTGTAAATCGATCTGTTAACATACGCTGGCTCATTATATATCCAAGATCATGCACATCTCCTTTTTCCCCAACTGCTGATGGGGGGGGAAAGAAACCACTTTTCGGAAAAAGTGCTAACTTTCGTCCACGTACTAAACCATCACATCTTGCGATATCTCGTGCTGCTACTAAGCTTGTATCTCTATCCTCTACCAATGGGGTATCCAAGTTAAAAACTTCACCTAAGAAGGGTATTTTCTTAACTGCTTCTGATTTTGCTCCTTGTACTGCTCCTTTCGCTGCTGCTACTCCTATATCAGTCAAACCTGACATTGCTGCATCGAATCCGGATTGTTCCTTTACTACTTCAACATCAGAAATATTCAAAGATGAAACTCCTTGAATAAAACTTTCCACATCTCCATCTGGAAACTGCTCCATAAATGATTGTCGTACTCGTGCTAACACTTCGTTGGTTACTCTAGCTGTGTAATTTGATGCATTGAAATGATTTGGAATCAATGAAAGTGGATTAACCATTTTCATGTATAACGTACATTTCAAATTATTGGGTGAGGTATCAGTCGTTGCTAACTTATTATATACTGAAATATGTAGTTGTCCAAACTCCTTTCGAGGTTTAAAAACTACTTTCTGTGATAAAAAGGTTCCTTGTGTCGAGTGAGGGATTATCAATTTTCCTGTTGCTGCTACACTTGCGTCTACATTTACTCCAGGGTATCCTGTCATAGAAACTATATTTAAATTATAAGCATTCTGTGCATTCGTACACCAATCAACATCAAACGGTGTCATAAACATTCTTAACTTTCCCATATGGTAATTTGTGCCGGGACAATGTAACGATAATTCAAATGCTGTGTTCAAAAATGAAAAGCAATCTAATATCGTTAGCAAAGATGAATTTTCACATCTTCTTATAAATCCAGTTGGTAGATACATTGATACAATCTCTGTTCCATCTGCCATTGAGGTATTCCAATCAACATTCATTATAAAATGCGGTCGTTGCAAAATTTCTTTCACTTGCCAAGTCGAATCTGTTATTGCCATATCCGTATGTGCTTGTGAAATCACCTGCACTTCTCTATGAGCATCCTCTTCTACTGGTTGTATTGCTTCGGTCTTCACTACGTTCTCTACTTTCTCTACTATTGGTGATTCTGATTCCATAATTTATACCTTGTGGTTGCTATCTAGTTAAATTCTTTAAAATTTAATTAATTATTCAAATTCCTATCTCATGTCCTTTATCATGCGTTAGTCGTCATCTTAAATTCGTTATTCTTTTAAAAATTTAATGCTTGTTTAATTGGTATAATTCCATAAGTAAGATTTACGATTCCTTGTAATACTACTCTTCATTCTTCGCGAATATACTCTTCGTAAAATCAAGTCTACTATTCTTATGAAATAGTCTATTTTCGCATAGACTGTGCGTAGATAAAGAGGTCCAGGGTTTTTCC